AGCAGCCCGACATGCCCGCCGCGCTCCGACTCAGCGTCGCCATCGACGAACTCACCCAGCCCGGCATCCACCAGCTCGACCGCGACCACGCCGCCGCACGCGACCAGCTCCGCAACGTCAACCGCATCCACGTCGAACACATCCGGATGCTCCGCGCCCGCCACGCCTACGCCACCGAACGCGGCAACATCGACGGCGCCGAGCGAGCCCTCTGCGCCATGCGCACCGCAGGCGCCATCCACCGCCGCCACCTCCGACGACTCCACGCCGGCCTCCGCCCCATCACCGCCTACCTGCCATCCCTACTCGCCCAGGTCGACGAAGCCGTCCACTCCACCAACGGCAGCGGGAACGGCAGCCGAGGCGCACACCGCTCCCCGCTCAACACCACCGCCGTCGAGCTGCTCGCCGCCATCCGCCGCACCACCCGAGCAGCCGACGGCCAGCCCACCTACAACGCCCTCACCGCATGGCAGCCCGACGACCCCGAGGCCGCCGTCGAAGACGCACGACGCTGGGTCATGGAAGCCCGAGCCATCGTCAGCCCCGCACGCTGGAGCGAAGCCATCCGGCCCTGCCCCGCCTGCCGCAACCGCCACGTCATCGTCACCGAAGACGGCCAGAAGATCCGCAAGGCAGCCATCCAGATCAACCTCACCGACCGCTACGCCGCCTGCATCCACCCCTCATGCGAGGCATGGTGGCCACCCGAGCGATTCACCCTCCTCGCCGCCGCGCTGTCACAGGACGACGTGGCGAGTTGACCAAGGGCTGGGCGATGATGCAGGATGCGCCCCACAAGCGCACACGTGTCACCAGAGCCAGCCTTCGGGCTGGCTCTCGTCGTTCCCGAGGTGACGCCCATGAGCGCACCCCGCTACGTCGCACTCGGCGCCTCGCTCGTCCTCCTCGGACTCCTCGCCGGCCTGCTCATCGCAGCACCCCGCGTGCCCACCATCGACGCGCCCAGCCTCGGCACACCCACCGCCGTACACCCCACCCCGAGCAGCCGGCCATGACCAGCAGACGCGACAACCAACGCTGGGCCAGGCGAGGCACCACCACACAACGCGGACTCGGCTCGGCACACCAGCGACGCAGACGCGAGCTGCTGCCCGCCGCCATCGGCACGCACTGCCCCATCGCAGGTCCCAAGTGCGACGGCATCATGACCAACCCGAGCCGCATGGACCTCGACCACTCGAACCCCCGAGCACTCGGAGGTCAAGAGGGCGACCGCATCACATGCTCGCCATGCAACCGCGGAGCAGGCGCACGACTCGGCAACCAGATGCGACGCGCACGACGCAGCAGCGTCGAGCTACCCGTCTGGTAGCACAAACCGCCAGGAAATCCAGCGCGACACGCAGACGACCCCGCAGCCATCTTCCGATTCCTATTTCAGCGGCCGTTTCCCGGGCGGAAATCCCGATCAAGATCGGTACGCGATTTCGGCGCCGTTTCTGACCTGCGAAAACGCCGAAAACGGCCCGGAAAAGTGGCCCAGATTTCGAGACGACGGCGGGTGGTCGGCATGGCCCGCCGCATGATGCTGATCGCCGTGAACCGCGAGCTGCGGACGATGCCGGACGCGGTGCAGGCGACGGCGTCGGCGGAGCTTGCCAGGCAGCTGGCCCGGGAGTTCGACGCGGGTGATCGGGTCGCCGCCGGCGCGCTGATGCGGGTGCTGGACCAGCTGCGGAAGCTTGCGGCCCCTCCGAAGGTGTCAGCGAAGGCCGCGGCTGTGCTCGACGAGCCCGAGGAGGACACGCCGGATGAGCTCGACGAAGTGGCGCGGATGCGAGCTGATCGGCTCGCAGGAGCCGCGGGTGTGGTCCGCCCCATCCGCTCCGACCAGCGCAGGGCGTGAGGCGCTGTTCCTGGCCGAGACGGCCGGGATGGAGCCGATGCCGTGGCAGCGGTTCGTGTGCGAGCACGGCCTGCGGGAGCACGCGGACGGCAGCTGGGCGGCGCTGTCGCTGCTGCTGATCCTGCCGCGGCAGAACGGCAAGGGCTCGGTCATCGAGATCATCGAGCTGTACGCGCTGTTCGAGCTGGGCCAGAACGTCTATCACACGGCGCATCTGTTCGCACAGTGTCGGAAGGCATTCAAGCGGCTGTGGACGTTGATCAAGAGGACGCCGTCGCTGTTGCGCAGGGTGGCCGGGAAGCCGCACTCGACGGCCGACCAGGTGACGATCACGCTGACGAACGGCGCGTTCATCTCGTTCGTGGCGCGCTCGGCGAAGATGGGCCGAGGGTTCGACGACGTCGACCTCCTGGTCCTCGACGAGGCGCTGTTCCTGGATCCGGCGATGATCGAGGCGGCCGTGTCGGGCATGACGACCCGGCCGAAGCCGATGGTCATCTACGCCTCCTCGGCCGGGGTGGCCGGTTCGGTGCAGCTGCGGCAGTTGCGGCAGCGCATGGTCGACGGGGACGCGAAGCTGGCCGGGTTCGAGTGGTCGGCTGATCCCGAGCTGGTGCGCCGGCAGATCAAGGCGGGCACGTTCGATCCGCTGGCGCTCGAGCACCTGATCCCGTCGAACCCGTCGTTGGCGGATCGTCGGCCGGGCCTGGTGACGGTGGACTGGTGCGCCGGCGAGCTCGGCGAGTTGGGCCTGGCTGGCTACCTGCGGGAGCGGATCGGGCTCTTCGACGAGGACCCGGCGGAGGCGAAGCGGGTCATCCCGGCGGCGGCGTGGGCGGCGCGCGCGGGTGCGCTCTTTGCACCGGAAAGGCCGGTCGCGTTCGGCGTTGCGTCGTCGTGGCCGAACGCGACGGAGACCACGATCGCGGTGGCTGGATGGCGCGACGGAGATCTGGTGGTGCAGCTCGCCCAGGTCGATCGCGCGGCCAGCCCGGTGGTGGGCCGCGGTACGGCCTGGGTGTTGCCGCGCCTGCGGGAGCTGGCGGGTGACTACGACGCGCCGGTGGCGATCGACCCGGGCGGCCCGGCCGGGCACCTGGTGCCCGACATCCTGGCCGAGAACGAGGCGGACGAGCTGCCGGAGATCGTGCTGCTGACGCCGACGATGCGCGAGGTCGGGCACTCGGCGAAGGAGCTCCTCGCGGAGATCGACGGCGAGATGCCGCGGCTGCTGCACTTCGACCAGCCGGAGCTGAACGCGGCTGCGGCGGGTGCGGGCCGGCGGACGCTCGGGGATCTGTGGACGTTCTCGCGTCGCGGCGAGGTGGACATCAGCCCGCTGGAGGCGGTGCAGATGGCGGTGTGGGCGCTGCTCACGCACGAGCCGGAGACGGTGCCGGAGCCGCAGGCACTGACGCCGACCGGCACGTCAGGGCTGGAGCGGGTCGATTTCGCACGGATGGGCTTCTGACGTGGAGGGAGGTGGGTATCGGTGAGTGCTCCGACGACCGAGATCGGCTATGCGAACCAGTCGGGCGGCGCCTGGTGGGCGGCGGCGACCCGCGAGACCACCCCGGAGCTGCGGTGGCCCTACAGCGTGCAGGTGTACGACGCGATGCGCCGCCAGGACGCGCAGGTCACCTCGGTGCTGCGCGCGGTGACGCTGCCGGTGCGCCGCACGACGTGGCGGATCAACCCGCTCGACGCCCGCCCTGAGGTGGTGGCGCACGTCGCCCAGGACCTGAACCTCCCGGTGAAGGGACAGCAGCCCGCCTCGGCGGCACGCCGGACCCGGGACCGCTTCTCCTGGGGCGAGCACCTGCAGACCTCCCTGCTGGACCTGGTGTTCGGGCACATGCCGTTCGAGCAGCTGTATCGCATCGACGAGGCCGGGCTGGCCCGGTTGCGGAAGCTGGCGCCGCGGATGCCGGCCACGCTGCAGGCGATCAACGTGGCGCGCGACGGTGGGCTGGAGTCGATCGTCCAGAAGGGTGTGGCGGAGCCGATCCCGGTGTCGCGGCTGGTCATGTACTGCAACGACCGCGAGGCGGGGAACTGGTTCGGTACGTCGCTGCTGCGCCCGGCCTACAAGAACTGGGTCCTGAAGGACCGGCTGCTGCGGGTGCAGGCGCAGACGATCGAGCGCAACGGCATGGGCGTGCCGATCTACACCGCGGCCTCGGCGACGGACCTGGAGTCCGGGCGCAAGCTGGCCGAGAGCTTCCGGTCCGGCCCGGACGCCGGCGGCGGGATCCCGAAGGGCGCGAAGCTGGAGCTGCGCGGGGTCGAGGGCGCACTGCCAGATGCGATGCCCGCGATCCGCTACCACGACGAGCAGATCGCCCGGGCGGTGTTGGCGCACTTCCTGAACCTCGGCACGCAGACCGGTTCGTGGGCACTCGGCACGACGTTCGCCGACTTCTTCACCCTCGGCCTGCAGACAGTCGCGCAGGCCAAGGCTGACGTCGCGAACGCGCACATCGTCGAGGACATCGTCGACCTGAACTACGGCCCGGACGAGCCTGCGCCGTGCATCGAGTTCGACGAGATCGGCTCCCGGCATCCCGCCACCGCGGCGGCGATCAAGATGCTCGTCGACTCCGGACTGCTGCGCTGGGACCCCGACCTCGAGGAAGCGCTGCGCCAGCAGTACGGCCTTCCTGGCGCCGACCCGGAAGCGCCCCCGCCCGCCGCCGATCCGACCGCGGCGTGACCCGCTCCCCTGGAGGACCTGTGCCTGCTCGATCTCGTCGTGGTGTGAACCGGCGCCCAGCGGTGGCGCTGGCCGGCGAGAACCCGCCTGCCTGGTACCAGGTCGGCCCGGTGCTCGCGCTGGCCACCGCGCCCGACGGCACCGACACCACGACGACCACCTCGGCCGACGTCTACGTGTTCGACACCATCGGCGGCTGGTTCGGCCTGACCGCCGACGACTTCGTGCGCGATGTCGCCTCGCTCGACGTCGACCAGATCGTGCTGCACCTCAACAGCCCCGGCGGCGACGCGACTGAGGGCGTCGCGATCGCCAACGTGCTGCGCGCCCACCGGGCCCGCGTGGTGGTCCGAGTCGACGGCCTGGCCGCCTCGGCCGGCTCGGTCATCGCGATGGCGGGCGACGAGATCGTCATGGGCATCGGCGCGCAAATGATGATCCACGACGCGTGGGGGGTCGCGATCGGTGACGCCGCCGAGATCACCAGCTACGCGCGCCGGCTGGACTCGACCAGTGACTCCTACGCCGCGTCCTACGCGGCCCGGGCAGGTGGAACCGCCGAACAGTGGCGCGAGGTCATGCGTGCGGAGACCTGGTACACGGCAGAGGAGGCCGTCGCCGCAGGGCTTGCAGACCGTGTCGCGGCCGCCGACGAGACGGGCACTGCCGAGGGCGAGCAGGTCACACCGGGCGCGGGCTCGTACCTGGATTTCTGGGGGATGTGGGACAGCCTGCGCGACCCGGATCGGCACGACCTGTCCGCCTACCGGCACGCGGGTCGGGCCCAGGCCCCAGCACCGGTGATGCCGGTGCTCCGCACAACTCCCGCCGCGACCGCGGCTGGGCGATCCACAACCGAGAGGAGCGACAACGTGTCGCCTTTCCTGGACGACGTCCGGCAGCGGCTCGGTGTCGCTGCCGGCGCTGACGAAGCCACGACGATGGCCGCGCTGGACGAGGCCTTGCAGGAGCGGGCCGAGGCCGGCACCAGAGGCGCACCGGAGGGCACGGTGATCGTCGACGCCGCGCAGTGGGAGTCGACGCGAGCGGCTGCCCAGCGTGGCGCCGAGGCCGCTGACCGGCAGTCGCGGGATGACCGCGAGCAGCTGGTCCTGGCTGCGATCGACGACGGCCGGATCGCGCCGGCCAGCCGGGAGCACTGGCTCGCCCAGCTGGAGACCGGTGGCGAGGGCGCGGCGGCCACGCTGGCGTCCCTGCAGAAGGGTCTGGTCCCGGTGCGGGAGATCGGTCACGGCGGCGACGGGGGCGATGACGGCCCGGCCGCGCGGATGAAGAGCGGCAGCGAGCTCTACGCGCTCCGCCACGGCAAGACGGCCTGAGGGGGCACACCATGGATCTCAGCATCAGGACCGAGACCTTCGGCCAGGAGGACCAGTCGTGGTTGGGGTCGGCGCACGGCACCGACTCCGCCCGGTCGATCACCCTGGACATGACCACGTTCACGGCCGGCACTCACTACCCGGACGGCTACCTGATGTCCGGGCTGCCGCTGGGGAAGATCACCGCGTCGGGCAAGTACGGGCTGTACGACGACGCCGCCTCCGACGGTCGCCAGGCGTGTGCGGGTCTGCTGTTCACGGTGGTCCGGGCGCCGGCGTCGACGTCCACGCCGGTGTCCGGGGCGATGCTCGTGCACTGCATCGTCGTCGACGCCAATCTCCCGATCGCTGTCGACGCCGCCGGCAAGGCGGATGTCGCCGGCCGGATCATCTTCGTCTGAAAGGGCGGGTAGTAGCTGATGTTGCTCAACACCGACTACGTGGATCCGGCGGAACTCACCGGATACTCGCGCGCGGCACTCCAGGACCTGGAGATCAACCGCTTCACTCTGTCGCGGTGGCTGCCCCACCGCATCATCGACGACCTTCAGTTCCGCTTCACCGCCGGCGGTGAGGGGCTGACCGAGGCCGCCACGTTCCGCGCCTACGACGCGGAGTCCCCGATCGCCGCCCGCCCGGGCCTCACCCGGGTCAGCGGGGAGCTGCCGCCGATCTCGCGGAAGATCCGCCTCGGCGAGTACGACCGGCTCCGGAACGCGCGCGCCTCGAGCGATGCGATCCGCAACGCGGTGCTCGACGACTCCACCAGGATGGCGCGCGCGGTCGCGGCCCGGCTGGAGCTGGCGCGGGGTGAGGCGCTGGTGTCCGGGCAGATCGCGCTGTCGGAGAACGGCGTGACGGGCACCGTGAACTTCGGTCGCGCCGGCGGCAACACGGTGACCGCGGGCGTGCTGTGGTCGACCGTGGCCACGGCCACGCCGCTGCAGGACATGCTGTCCTGGCAGCAGGCCTACATCGATGAGAACGGTGAGCCGCCCGGCGCGGCGGTGACCTCGACGCAGAACCTCGGATACCTGTTGCGTTCGTCGGAGATGCGGGGCCTGCTGGCCGCGCAGGGCGTCACCCCGTCGATCGCCACGCAGGACGGGGTGGCGGCGGTGCTGCAGGCCTACGGTCTGCCGCCGATCTACACCTACGACGCCCGCGTGAACGTCAACGGGGCCGCCGTCCGCCCGATCGCGGTGAACAAGTTCCTGTTCCTCCCGGCCCCGGTCGACCCGAACAGCCCGGACGGCACCGACCTCGGCGCTGTGCTGCTCGGCACGACGGCCGAGGCCATGGAGCTCGGCTACGGCCTGGCCCCTGGCGTGGAGCAGCCGGGCCTGGTCGCCGGCGCGTACACGACGCAGGACCCGGTGGCGATCTGGACGAAGGCGGCCGCGATCGGCCTGCCGGTGCTGGCGAACCCGAACTTGTCTTTCTCGGCGACGGTGGCGTGATGGGTCGCCGACTGAGCACCTACGTCCACGTGGACAACGTGGCGTACGGGCCGGAGGACGAGGTCCCGGCCGAGGTCGCGGAGCGGATCACCGCCCCGGGCGTGTGGGCCGACGAGCCCGAGAAGCCGGCCGCCCCGGTGGTGGTCGTCGACGAGGCGCCCGCCCCCGCGCCGTCGAAGCCGTCCCGGGCGGCCGCGGCGAAGGCGGACGACAGCAAGTAGCTCGACCCGCGCCGGCGGCACCCCAGCTGCCGCCGGCGCGCCACTCTCCCTCTGGACCTGAAGGGCCTGACCCATGCCTGATGACGGCGGCTCGTCGCTGCAGGTGACCTGCCGGCACTGCGGCCACGACGCGGAGATCGCGCGCCCGAGCGACGCGTGGAAGTGCAACTGCGCGGCGGGCGTGTCCAGCGATCCGGACTGCGTCTGCGACGCACTGAACGAGGCGCCGGGCACCGAGGACAACCCGGGCGAAGGCGCCGACGAGCTCGCGCAGCTCGAGGCGCGCCTGGCCGAACTGAAGGGCGCGGTCGCGCCGGAGGGTGGAGAGCAGCATGGCTGAGCACGGTGGTGTCTCGCGTCCGGCTGGTGACCTGTCGCTGCAGGTGATCCGCTCGGCGGATGCCCGTGAGATCCGCGACCGGTTCGACCGGCTCACGGCGCTGTCGTCGTATCCGGCGAAGGAGCTGACGCTGTCCGAGGTCGCCCACTTCGGGCTGCCCCGCGCGGGCCTGGACGACCGGGTCAACGCGTGGCGGACGGCGAACTTCCGGCACCTGGTGCGCGGGGCGCGTCGGGCGATGATGGCGCGGGCGCTGCGGCTGTCGAACTTCTACGGCTCGCTGTACCTCACCCACGTCCGCGGCGACGGCGAGGTCCTGGAGCTCGGTCTGGCGTCGATGCGGGTGGTGACGACGGCGGGGGTGAACTTCCTGGTCGACGCCATGCAGGGCATCGTCGAGCCGGAGGTGTTGAAGTACCACGGCATCGGCACGGGCGCGACGGCGGAGGCGACGGGTGACACGGCGCTGGTGACCGAGTCGACGACGGCGCTGAACCCGGACTCGACCCGCGCGACCGGGAGTCTGACCGAGGGCGGCACGGCGAATGTGTTCCGCACGGTGGGCACGAACACGGTGGATGCGTCGGTGGCGTGCACGGAGCACGGGATCTTCTCGCAGGCCGCGACGGGTGGCGGGACGCTGCTGGACCGCTCGGTGTTCTCGGTGGTCAACCTGGCGTCGGGGGACTCGCTGCAGTCGACGTACGACTTCACGATCACTGCCGGCAGCTAGCGATGTTGTCGCCGGACGAGTTCCTGGCGGATCGCTGGGCTGAGGCGGGTGTGACCGGGGATGCGCTGGCTGTGCGCCAGCGGGTTCTCGCCGCGCACCAGCCCGATCCGTGCCCGGTGTGCGGGGACGGCTTCGATGACCCGTTCCGCACAGGCACGGTGCTCGTTCCATGCCCGCGCCGTCGCGTGCTTCTGGCCGCGTTCCGCGATCACCCGGACTTCGATCCCGCCTGGGGGTGACTCGTGGCCGATGCGACGCTCATCGCGTCCTACGTCGTGCACGACACCGGAGCGAACACGGGCGCGCTGGTCACGCCATCGTTCACGCCGTCCAATGACGAGGTCATCGTCGTCAAGGGCACCACATGGGATACCGGCACGAACTACGGCGCGGGCCCCACCGGTGGTGGCCAGACATTCTCGAAGCGGGTCGAGGCTGCCCCGGGCGGGTTCAACGCCTACGCCGTGGTGTGGACTGCGACCGTCGCTGGGTCGCCCGGGTCGATGACGGTGTCGATGACACCGTCGGCGGCGTCCCGGCACTCGATGGTCGTGGAGCGTTGGACGGGGCGGCTTGCCGCCACTCCGGCTGTGAACTCGCCACTGTCCGGGTCGGGGACTCCGGCGGCGACGGTCACCACGACCGGCGCGGGGTCTGTGGTGTCGTGGTGCAGCTCGGACGTGTTCAGCCGCAACCCGGCGACTCGCGCCTATCTGTCCTCCGCCACGGAGGAGGACTGCTACGACCGTTCCACCAACTCCGACGGCGTCTGGTATTACGCCTATCAGGCGGCGGCCACTGCGGGCGCGCAGACGGTGGGGATGTCCGCGCCAGGCTCGCAGGGCTGGGTGCTGGCCGCGGTCGAGATTCTCGCTCCGGCGTCCGGCGGCACGACGTTCACGAAGAGCGTGTCTGGGGCGGCCACCCCGAGCGGGGGCCTGTCTCGGCGGCCCGCGAAGACGCTGACCGGGGCGACCACGCCGACCGGGCTGTTGACCCGGCAGGATCGCAGGTACGTCGGCGGCGCCATAGGGCCGGCCGGGCAACTGGTCAAGCTGACGGCCCGGGTGCTGTCCGGTGGGGCCACACCGAGCTCCGTGCTGCTGACGGTCCGGGCTCGCGTCCTGGCTCTGGCCGGTGCGCTGGCCCCGTCTGGGGCGGTAGCCCGCCAACTGGCCAAGACGGTTGCGGGTGCGGTGTCGCCGTCCGGGGCGATCCTCAGGCAGCCGGGCAAGTCGCTGGCCGGGTCGGTGTCGCCGTCCGGTGCGCTGGCCACGATCAGGACGAGGCTCCTCGCCGTGGCCGGGGCCGTCGCTCCGTCCGGCCTGCTTCTCCGCCGTACGGGTAAGCCGATGTCGGGCGGTGTGGCCCCGGTGGGGGTGGCCGCGAAGCAGACCGTGCGCCGCCTCGCGGGTTCGATCACGCCGACCGGTGCCGTGGCGGCGGTGCGGTCGATCCTGCTCGCCCTCGCCGGCGCGGTCACCCCGTCGGGGGCGCTGATGCGCCGCCCCGGCAAGACGGTCGGGGGTGCGGTGGCGCCGACGGCAGGCCTTGCGCGGCGCGCCGGAAAGGGGCTGGCCGGCGCAACCGCGCCGTCCGGGTTGGCGCTGAAGGTGCTGGCCCGGCTCCTCGGCGGCGACATCGCCCCGGCCGGTGCGAGCACTCATGTGCAGCAGGGGTTCGTGGCGACGATGCGGGGCTCGATGCGGTCCGTGCTGCGCCGCAGCCCGGCGATGACCGGCGCTGTCCGCGTCGGCCCGACGATGCGGAAGGGGTGAGGGATGTCCTACGACCTCGGCGACACGGTGCCACTGAGCGTGCAGGTCACAGACGGTGCCGGGTCCCCCACGGACGCGACGTCAGTGACGCTGACGATCACTCTGCGCGGCGGCGGTGCAGTCGCCGACACGACCCCGACCAGTCCGACCACGGGCCGCTACGAGTTCGACTTCGTACCCGCCCAGGCTGGCCTGTACGACGTGGTGTGGCGCAGCACCGGCCCGGCGGCCGCGTTCGACGACGTCGTGGACGTCCGCGCCACCGCCCGGCGGGTGATCAGCCTGGCCGACGCCCGGGACTACCTGAACAAGGTGGCCGGCGGCCAGGTCGATGAGGACGAGCTGCGCACGATGATGGCGGGCGCTGTGGAGCGAGTGGATCGGCACCTGTTCACCCGGGCCGAGCGGGACGCGGGGCGGACACTGGCCAGCGAGCCGACCGTGTCGGAGTCGCAGGTGCTCGCCGTGAAGATGGTGCTGGCCGAGTTCTGGCGCACCCAGCGCTCCCGGCTCGGGGGGCGCGGCGCCGGGATGGCAGCAGCGGCGGCCGCGATCGACTCCGACTCCGGCCCGGCCGGCACGGCAACGCTCACGGTCAGGCTGACCGACCTCCTCGGGCCGCCGCTCGG